CATTGAAGACTTGCCAGACCTACAGACATAAACAAGCGGCGGTCCTTCTCTGTGCTTAGTAGCTTCAACCCAAAGCTGTCCTGCTACGAACCGCTCTGACTTCATGGACATCCCTGAGATTGTCGTCCCTGAGATTAACGCGGTTACAGATCTGCCCCAGGTGGCAATTCCACAAGCGCCGCCAGTCACATTGGACATTGGCGTGCCTGTTATTGACCTGCCGCATTTCAACCCGATGGACATCGAGCCTGAGGTTGAGCCGCAGCCTGTTAAGCCTGTAAGGCCCCGGCCTGCTGACCCACCAGCTGCAACACCACCGCCGGTCAAACTGCCGAAAAAAGAACAACCAGCGCCGCCGGCTCCGCCAGCAGAAACGCCAAAACCAAAGACAGAAGCAAAGCCTTTGACTCAGCGTGTCATTGAGGCGATTCCTACGATTCCCCAAGCGGTAAACACAGCAGGAACATCAGCCATTGCTGTTTCAGCAGCACTCGCCACTCCACTGCTGCTCAAGGCAATCCGGCCGACGATTAAGAAGTTGGCAAAGAAACTTCAACAGGCAATCGGTAAAAAAGTCAAAGTTGAGAGTGTCAGCGAGCGTCGGAAGTTCCAGAGGTCTTTACGGAAATAGAATGGGTGTGGGGGATTGGGTGGTGTGCCCGCACATCGCGGCACACCTTTTCATAAGGGCTGCCCTTGGCGAAGCGGATGCCCTTCATCATTAGCTCCCCACAGTGCTTGAGCCTGCTGATCTCGAAATCAAGGCGTTTGTTGGCCAGCAGCTGTTGTTGTAGTGCGAGCTGAGTGTCAACTGCCTCTTTGCAACGCCGCTGCAAGCCTTGATCAAGCGGGATGGTGGCTTGGATTGACAGGCCAACATTCCAGTTGTGGTTGTCCTTTTGTCCTGTGCGCGTGTCTTTGAAAAACAGGACATCACCTGGGTTGTCTAGGCGGCCGTCGTCGTCCAGGTCGCTGAGGTCATAGACCGGGTCTGGGTAGCTGTATTCATACGGCAGGCCCCAAGACTTTGTGCGGTTCAGGTACGGGGTAACCGTCAGAGTGGGACCTTGGCACTGTATGGATCCTCCGTAAGTGTTGGTGATCGCAGAGCCCTGCAAGATCTGCACAGCTGAATTTTGAACTGATCCACTGCTTGTCGCTGTTGGCGCTGCGGTTGCCGATATGCCGCCGATGTCGTTCGCTCTGACAGGCGCGCAGAGGATTACTCCGAGAAGGAGGAGACCGTATCTGTGACGCTTGTGATTTCTGTGACGCGTTGAATGGTTGTCTTGTTTGACAAGCCAGGCCCGTGCAATGTCTCGACGAACTGGAACGCCTCGCCAGGTGTGACGATTGACCAGTTGGGTCGCTCTCCTAATGAGGTCCATGCGTTGACCGTTGTGCTGGAGACAGGGTTAATTGGTCCGTCTGGAGCAATGTTTACTCCGCTGGCACTGTATTCAAAACCAGTCGCATAGTTTTCACTGACGATTGTCTCAGTGACCTTGCTGGAGGTTTCTGTGTGTGATGTCATCGTCCCAGTTTTGAAGGCTGGGACCACAGGCATGGAATGAGCTGCTGGAGCAGATAACAACAGCAGCAAAAGCCAGCGCATCAGTCCACAGTGATCTCAGTGACGACCTGCCCGGTTGCTGTTGTGCCAGCTCCTCCCGCGGTCAGGCTGATGCTGCCGCTTGAGTCAATGCTGCCCGCAAGGTTGCCTGCGACTCCTCCGCTTTGAACAACGTTGCTGCCAAACATCGGCAAGCTGTCCACATTGCCAGACGAGGTCGTCACTGATGTGGAGGTTGCCGCGTCATCGCCTTCAATGAAGGACTCGCTATAGCTGAAGGCTTCTCCGGCGTTTTTAATTGCGTAGTCACCTGGTGAATAACCAACAGCACTACCAGAGGTGAGAGTCCCAAGAGCAGGAACACTGCCAGAGGAAAAATCGATATTCGAACCACTGACAGCCAGAGTGGATCCGATTCGCGTGGCCTGAGAGGCAGCACCATCAACTTGGAGTTGGATAGAGGACTGAATCTTGTGGGTGATGTCTGCCTTAGCAGGCAATGCAGCTGCCAAAGTGATCCCCAATACCAAAAGTGCGCGGGTCATTTGATGCCTGCAGATGACTTGCTGTTATCAACGATAACGCCGTTCTCCTCTTTCTTTTTCTTGCCAATCTTGCCTAAGGCTGGCGTGTAGGTCGCGGCCGTACCTGTGAGCAAGGAAGCCGGGAACGTGGGATCTACGGCCTGCGAAAAAATGCCGAGATAGTTTGCGGTGAGGATTCCCATTGACCAAAGCAGGATCGTCACGCGGACAACATCACCCAGCCAAGAGTGCTGTTGATCGTCCTGCTCTTCCGGCTTGGTTTGCGGTGTTTCTGCCATTGGGGAACAGAGCTACGCTTTAAGGGTAACTAGGCCAGGCAAATGATCTTTATCGTCAAGCCGATCCTGATGACCTTTCTGAAGTCAGATTCAGTGAAGCGTCTAGTTATGGATCTTCTGCGCGCATACGCCAAGACCACTGACACAACCATCGACGATCAAATCTGCGATTACGTCGAGAAGAATCTGATTGGCCCCAGGATTGAAAACTGAGATGTGTCGGGCATCATCCAAGTGACCCTGCTGGTCATCGCCATGGCGCTCGCGTTGCTGCCGTTTTTCGAGTGGTACAAGCCAGACGTGCCGCATCGCATGGCTGCCATCAAGCAGCTGGAGGAGGCGATGCCCCCTGAGTTGTTGTCAGAAGATGCTGAGTGGTTTCAGGCTTGGAAAGCCAGCGGCATTGATCAGGAGGTGTACTTGCCTCGCTACTTCAAACAACTAGATCTGCCTGGCGGTGAGCGCAAATGCTTCACGTCAGCCGCAGCCATGGTCGCCGCCTTTTACAAAAAGGTCGCCACTCAGGAAGAGTACGAGCGAATTAGAGCTAAATACGGCGACACCACTTCTGTCTTTGCTCACGTTGAGGCACTAACCAGCCTGGGCCTGCGTGTTCGCTTTGTAGACAACGCTGATGCAGAAGACGTGATGGAGGCCATTGACGCTGGCATCCCTGTCCTCGTCGGCTGGCTGCATCAGGGCAACATGCTGCGCGGTGAACCGCCTATGTGTTCAAACCTGACGTGCGGCCACTGGTCGGTCCTGCACGGGTACCAGTCGCGATATTCATCAGACCCGAGCTGGCTTATGACGGACCCAGCTGGGCTGCCAGACATTGAACGCGGCGGCCACAACCCTGCGCTCTCTGGCTATCGCGTCAGTGTGCGGCAAGCTGCCTTTCATCAACGTTGGCAAGATCAAGGCCCCAGGAGCGGCTGGGCCATATTCGTCGAGCAGTAGCGCATGGACATGCACAAAACTGCTGCTTACCATTCAGGGCAATAGATTCTGTAACAATCCGATGGGCTGGGCCGACTGGATGGTTGTGAGTCAGACCCTTGAAGAAGAGCTTGAGGTTGAACGCAGCGTCAGGGAGGTCAATAAGTGCGATGACGAAGAGGCATTGAAAATGCTGTGCTCTGCCCTTGTGAGGCAGAGCTGGCATCAGGGGAAACTGCTAAGCCAAGCTGTTGGCCGCATCGGTGAGCTAGACGCCAAGCTGGCCAGCTGGGACTAGCCCTGCTTTCCGGTGATCCTTGACCTGTATAGCCTGACGCAAGACTCAAAGTGCCATTTGGCCTGCCAGTCGTGCTTGAAGTAGCGGACCATTCCGCAGTAGCTCACCTCCCATAAAAGCAACCCGTCTTTCTCGACTTGCTTCATGGTTGGCCTCATAAAAAAGGAGCGCGGTTGCGCTCCCCCCTCGTTCTTTCCCACGTTAGAAATCAATGCGAGGTTTGTCAGCTGTGCGCGGCTTAGCATCGCTTAGCGCCATCATCAGGTACTCCTTCTTGCTTTCCTTGGCAGTGCGGGGCATCAGGTTTGCACGAAGCTTGACGCACTCAACCCCTCTGATGTCTTCACAGCGTTCTGCTGTTTTGACCCATTCAAAGAGATTGCGCAGTTGGTCAACAGGCACGTCCATTTGTGCCCAGTAGTGGCCTTCCTTTTTTTCGTCTTTGTTGAAGTTGCCAAAGATGGTGAAGGCGTCGGGTGCGAAGTCAGGCATTACTTTCCGTTGAAGAATTTAGAGATGATGGTTTGCAGCGCAGAGTTGATGATGCCGTTGTGACGTTGATCGGCATAGTGCTGCAACTGTTGGGCTAGCTGTTTATCTAGCCGCACTTGAAAGTGCTGTGAACGGCGGTTGGCATCTGCCTTGGCCTGTTGTTCACGTTTTTTGTCGTCGTCAGGCATTTGCTTGAATCCAGGCCTGGTGCTTGCGGCTGGTGATTGCGGGAGCAACCTTAGCGTCGTCACCTAATTTGAACGCAAAGCGGAACGACTTGCAGAAGCCTTCGCGCTTGCCAGGTGTCATCTCTTGAATGAGACCGATGAGCATTTGGCGCTCGTCTTCTGACAGAGGTTGGTCCTCAGCAGATACCTCTTTGACAGCGGGCGCTTTTGCTGGTTTGGCCTTCTTTTCATCGCGGTGAGGGTTTTCAACCTCCTCGCGTGCCCACAACTGCCATGCCAGCCCAAATGAGGCTGCAGAAGCGGTGCAGAGGCATCTCCGATGTGAATCCGTCAGATCGCGTGCGCTGACCTTTTCAAAGGCAATCGCATTGTTGCGGTTGTCCATGACAGCCTGAGGGAAGTCAGGAGTGCGCTGCCCATTAGGCCCGGTGAAATAGCCAACGACGTAAGCAAAACTGAAAGCCTGGGGCGTGTAGATGCAGCAAGTGCATAGTCCGTGCCCAGTTGATGTATTCAGCTTTGTAGCTGCCAGTGCCTTTAGTGCTGACATCATCAGTGGTGATGACATCGCCAAGATTAGGAAAGGGCTGTGATGGTGATGATGGCTCCAAGGAAGTCATCTGTTGAGTACCTCTTTGCGGCGTAGATGGAAACGATTTGACTGTCGTTGTTCAACAAAACCCGCGCAACAGCGTCACCGATAGAGTCGGCTACGCCGCGCACCAGCTTGTCCACGTCTGGGGTTTTGACGTGATACCTAGGTGCCGATGGCTTGAGTTTTGTGGCGTTCTTGCCTGTGCCGTAATGCGACAAAGGTCGAGGGAACACGAACTCACAACGCAGTGATATTGCGGCGTTAATGTCCCAGTCAGCAGGCTTTGCACGTTGTGCAGCAGATGCAACATCTGAGCGCCAGCTGCCTAAGGCATGTTCGTTATTTGCAACGACTCTGCTGCCAAAGGCTTTGACAGAGCCTTGCGGCACTGGTGTGCCAAGAACGCGGAAGGTGAAACTAGCCGGGGAGCTGTGCATAAGCCTTGTCGATTGCAGAGTTCAGCAGGGCTTGGGCAAGCTTTGTTGAGCTGAGCTTGGGCTGCTCGAACTCAATGAACTCACCGGCAATGCTGACATTGGTCATGTTGCCTTTAGTGGCCTCTGAAAGCTTGGCAAGCTTGTCAGAACGTGATTGGTCAAGGTTGATGCTGACTGTTTTCATTTTTGAGGGCAAGGTAAAAAGCAAGCTCTAGTTTTGTGAGCTTTGGATTTTGTTCGTTAAGTGCTGCCTTGGCCCTGGCCTTGGCAGCCTTAACGGTGTCCTCAGGCCGGGTGTTCCAGTAAATCCCACGGCCCATCTACTTCAGTTTTTCGCAGGCTGCTTGCCAGCCTTGCTCGCAGTGCGATTTTTGCTGCTGTGTGAGAGTGTCAGTGAGACTGATCCAAAAAGCACCGCCAAGCAAGACGCAAAAAATGGCAACAATGATGCCGTTGGTCTTGGGGCTGCGGTGTTCCGGGTCATAGAAACCTGGGCTGCGGTCGTTGATGTGCTTGTGGCTCATGAGCGAACGAGAGAAGGGGCTCATGCGCAGCATCATGCCGTCACTGGTATGCCATGTCAACGCTTGCCCTTGCCTTTCTTCTTTTTCTTTGGCTTCTGTTGCACTCGCTGCACAGTCTCTAAGTAGCCGGGGGGCTCAGGCACGCCCCCCTTTCGCAGGATCTCTGACCAGTTCACGCCATTTGCTTGAACCAGCTGCCAGTTGTCACAAGCTCGTCAAGCACCTCTTTCTTGATCCTGTAGTCGCCAAAGCGGTTGCCCCTGTGAACTGTTGAGTCAGGCACGATCACCTCAGCTGTCGCCCATACATGGCCGCAGTTGTCGCACTTGCGCTGTCTGCTGATTGCGTTTTCGCCTGAATGGCGCACTTGCGTCACACGGCCCATTCCTCTAGTGAGCTGTGTGCTGCAGTTAGGGCATTGCATTTCAAAAATCGGGCTGTAAACAGGAGAATCGGCCCCAAGCGTCTTGCCATGCGTCCGTGGCTTGTTCAAGCTCCGAAAACCGGACCTTGCATTTGCCTGGGCCAGCGATAATCGTCACCAGCTTGGTGACGAAAACGCCTGGGTAGCAGCTTGCAGCAAATTCAAGATAAGCGCCCAACTGAGGAAGGGCCTCTTTGCGACTAGATACACCTTCTTTTTTGCTGACGGTCTTGAGGTCAGCTATGTAAATGTCCTCGCCTTTGACAAAGATCGCATCAGGCGTGCCACCTACCCGCTTGATCGTGTTGACCAAGGGCTGCTCTACAGCAAGCGGCGTGATGTCCTGCAGGAGGGGCTCAGCAAGCAGCGTGTCAATCCATGGGGACCACTTGTCGTCATGGATGCTGCCTTCGCCGCGAAGGTGGTTGGCAAAGACCTTGTGGATCGCATCGCCTCGCGCTTTCCAGCCATCAGGGCCGTGCTTGGTCTTCTCGAACTGGGCACGCAAGAACGGCTTGAGATCGTGGTCTAGGACCTGAGTGACCGTGTAGGGCAGCCACTCGCCTTTGTAGCGATAACGGTGATGAGGATCGCCGTAAAACTCAAGCCCTGCAACGGGTCTCAGCATTTGTGTCACAAAGGGGTTGCGTATGCGATGCAAACGTGGCACCTTTGCGAAGCAACGTCAACCGTTTGTGCCACAGATCAACGTCAGAATCACAGAGGAACAGCTGATATGGCTGTCCTCGCAGGTCAAACCATTCCGCAACAAGTCAGCTGTCATCAGGGATCTCATCGATTCAACGATCCAAGGTATTGACAGTGACGCTAAGCTGTCCGCGTACCACGTCGGTGCGGGAAGACCACAAGGTAACTCTCGCCCTCCTACAGGTACACAACCTTCGCCTGAGCAACCTCACGGCGTTGCAGGGGCTCTGCAAATACAGCAGTCACTCCCGCAACCGACAACGGTTGTTTCAGTTCCTGCCCAAAAAGTTGAAGACGAAAAAAACATATATAAAGTTGTTAAAAATGAAATTAAAGTTGAAAAGG